GTATATCATCTTCATCAAGCCCAATACAATCAGCAGTGTGATGATCGTCTTGGGGACCGGCTGTCGCCACCATTTGTCAGTCGCCATACTTGCTTTGTCCGTGCCTGGGGTTGGCCCTGGTTTCCAGTTCCTGCCACTGCTCTGTGATCTCCTGCGCCATGATCGCATACATGTCCGGCACCTTCAGCATCTGGGCCAGCTCTTTGCGTTTCCAGGTTTTGCCACGCCACTTGATCTCGGTCGCCTTGGGCCCATAGCGCCAGTCCAGCATGCTGCCAATGTCCTCGATGCCGTAGTTGAGGATGATGTCAAACTCGGCTTCGCGAAACGGCAGTGCGCACTTGTTGCGCTTGAACCGACCACGCACCTTGATACCATAGGCCAGCGTGTGCCCATCCACCGTGTGGGTCAGCTTCTGCTTCTCAGCCAGCCAGCAGACCTGGTGGGTGTAGAAGTTGAGCGCATCCCCACCAGCTCGGTAGCGTTTCTCGCCAAAGGTGACCCCGATCTTTTGGCGCACCTGACTGATGATACCCAGGGTGATGTCCTTGCCCTGCATCTCGGCGCAGCACCGTGGGAAGAAGTACTGACTGCCGTACTTCTGCTTGCCTAGATTGAAACTGCCCTTGGCCTTGTCCTCCTCGTCACCCTTCTCGGAGGCTTTGGCTGCCTTCTTCAAGTTCTTTTCATAGTTCTGGGCATCTATCTTGCTGCGGATGGAGTCCCAGCTATCCACCACCACAATCACTACATCGCCTTCCCGGTGGTTGGACACCACCTCATTGAAGAAGTGCTCGCCCATGTCCTCCACAAATGGCTTGTGCTTCCACTCCACCGCATCATAGAACTCCTGGCTGTACATCTGCTCCACCGGGAAGTCCATCACATTCTCAGCGTTGTAGTACACCAGCCGCAGGCGTTTGGGCTTTGGGAAAATCTCGGTCTTAACTTGCAGCAGTCGGTGATAGGCGTAGGCCAGCAGCTCCAGCTGGGTGAGTGTTTTGCCGCTGCTGCCATCACCCACTACATTGTGAATGCGCCCACGACCCCAGCCACCACCCAAACCTCGGCAGCTGGCGGCCAGATTGAGCATCAGTGCACCAGAGTGAATGAACTCGGTGCGCTCACATTCCGGCACTACGCTGGCAGCCATCTCGGCCATCACCGATCCCGGTGGAGGCAGTTCCTCGGCGGTGGGCTCATCTGCTCGTATTCTACCTGTCATGTTTCCTCTCAATTCGGTTGGGCTGTCGGCCAGTGTGCCTTTACACCCAGGATATAACCGGCATCTGGATGCTCCGATGAAGTGTCTAGTACTTGGTGGTATAGCCCTAGCCTTATTAGGCACCACCGCCAGCACTATTAGATCTTTGCGGCATCGCTGCCACTCAGCTGGCCTCACTCTCGCACAGACTCATCGGTGGTCGCATTTGCATGCCAAGCCAACAGCCCAAACAGGTTACTTCTTTTTGCCAGCCATGGCCGCAGCCAGCCGTGCACGCACTTCCGCTCGTTTCTTGGCCACTGGGTCGTCCGCAGCTGGCTCCGGCTCGGGTGGCGGTGCGTCCGGCTCGGCTTCCGCTTCGGTCTCGCCAGCAGCCTCGGCCACCACCAGATCCATGCGGTTGGCCTTGGCCAGTGCCGCCAGGATCTGGTCCTTCAGTTCCTCGTCCGTCCATTTGGCCGAGATGGTGAACTGCAGTTCCGCGATGTCGGCCTTGTACTGCACCTTGAATGCTTTCAGTTCGTCGCGACTCATGCCGTCCAGCACACAGCCACCTGCCTCCTCCTCCACCTCTACCTCTGCTTCAGACGGTGGCGCCGACGCAGCCGGAGGTGTGCCAGCCGGTGTGTCCGTGCCAGCCCAGGTGGACTTACCAGTGAAATCGGTAGCGGCCTTGACTTCCTCGTAGGTGGGCACGATCAGCAAATCGGCCACAGGCTTGCGCTGATTGAGGATGGCGTCCGGCAGCGGCACTGCGGTCTTGCCGAGCAGAATGCTGTCGTACTCGGTCTTGATGCCCTTGCCACTCTTTTTGAAGAACACCGCCACACCATCGCGCGGATCCATCAGGTCAATCATCTTGCCCGTTTCCGGATCGACGGTGACGTTGTGGATGTCAGACAGCGTGCCCTGCGCCACACTCCACAGCATCAGCTCCTTCATCGCATTCTCAGACAGCAGATCCACCACCCACACCAGGCATCGCTTCTCGGGATAGTAGGTCTTGGCCAGGTTGGGATCCTCGTCCCACAGTTCCTTGGTCTGCAGCTCGCAAATGGGGCATTCGCCCAGGCTCATGTACCGCAGGCACAGGTACATGTCCTTCTGCAAACCGACGTTGCGGTGCAGGCCGACATCCAGCCCGTACCACTCCAGCACATCCACCTCCAGTGGCGGCACGATGCGCAGCTTGTTCTGGCCGTCGCGCGGCACATAGGCTTTGTACAGATCGGACTGTAAATAGCCTTTGCCACGGAACCGACTGCCAGCCGACTCCGCTTTGCGTTTCATTGCATCTTGACTTGGTCGCTTGTACTGCCAGGTACCCATGTTGACTACCTCCTTGTGGTGTTGGTTAGTTGGTTGGTGTTAGATCGAATCCAGCCATCGTGTGCGCCTCGGGTGAAGCAGTATCCCACCGTGTAGGACACCACCCCCAGTCCAACAAATAGAGCCAGCCAATAGGCGACCACGGTGACAGCACTTGCAATCCATTCCATCATCTGATCCTTTCTGACACAACTTGACTGGGCACTGTTCGGTGCCCTGCGGCTTTCTGCTGCTCGGCCACTCGTCGCTGCACCAGCGACGATGATTGCGGAGAGGCAGTGGCTGGACGTCGTCGGGCTTGATAACTGCCACTCATACCGAACAGCCGGTCACCGATGTCGACCAACTTCTTGAGTGCCTTGTCCTTGACGTCCATGGTGTATCGGGCAGCCTGCATCTCTCGGCGGTGCGCCTTGCGGGACATAAATTCAATGCGTGCCTCATTCAGTTTGCATTCTGCCTCCAGCGTCATCGGGTGGATCTGCACCAGATCCTTGTACACCTGCTCGGTGGGCAGCTTGGTGGGATCCAACTCAGTGTGTAGCTCCCTATTGATCTTGACCACTGCCCACCCACGCAATTGCAAGTGCGCCCGAGCCACTGCTTTCTTCAGTTCTTCCTCGGCTACCGTCAGTTGGTTGGAAGCCACATCCTCTGCTTCGCAGGCCTGGCGCTCAAAGTTGCTCCACTTCTGATAGAGCACCGGCATCAGCTCGCATTCCTCATCCAGTTTGGCCCGACAAATAACACTGTCATCCTTCCAACTGCCCATAGCAGATTGCTCCTATATTAGTTATTCGCCAGAAAGCCAGCTATCCGCCAAACCCTAACACCGCCACCTTCTCGGCAAAGGACTGGATGCCTCGGTCCACATATTCCTTGTTCTCTGGCGAGTACAGTGCTGCCGCTGGGTGCACCGAATAAACAATCCAGCAGTTGAACCGATCGCTCCATTCACAGTTGCCGCTGGCGGCCATGATGCCAGATTCCTGCTCCTTGAAGAACCGCAGCCCCGTATTGCCAAAACTGAGGATGATGAATGGCTGCACCGTTTCAATCTCGTGCAGCAGGTAGCGACTGCAGGCTTTGATGTGTGCGGGCTTGGGGGTGCGTGTTTTAGCTGGCCAGCACTTGCAGATGTTAGACACATGGAACAGCGATCGCTCCAGCCCATACGACCCCAGCCGACTCCACACTCCATTGCCACTGTCACCGATGAACCCAGTGCGCAGCCGGTCCTCATCTCTGCCAGGTGCCTCGCCGACAATCATCATGTTGAACTGGCCTGGGCTCGGCAGCACCGGCTGGGTGCACTCGCTGCGCAGGCCACACTCGGTGCACCCAGGCAGGTACAGGCCATTGCTGTGCTGCTGCAGGAATCCTTTGGGGTAGCGCACCGGCTGCGCCAGTTGCAGGCCCAGCCCTTCGGCCTGGCCAGCCAGCAGGTCGTCCGCAAACCACAACTTGTCAGTGTGGATGTTGTTGCGGCCATGCCGGTTGATGGCACTCACCAGCAGCCATTTGCCCTCGCTGTGTTCTATGGCTGATTTGCTATCCAGATAACACTGTCTGCTGAATACCAGCATGATGAAGTCGGTCTCGTCTTTATAGTTGCCGTACACCCCACCCAAGTCGTCTGCAGTTCCTCTGACGTCTGTCATCTTCTTGGCATCACCTTGCATCTTGAAACCAAACTTCAGCTTGTCCATCACACCGAAGTGCAAGTACGATGTCTGGTCCTTGACACCTGGCAGTATTTCTGCCATCTTCCTGATGGTTAGCTGCTTCTGCAGCAGCTTCATCATCTTGCGATACCTGTGTCCCGGATCATTGCTCAGGCTGAAGTCGAACAGCTGTGACATCTGATCCAGTGTGTCCTCGTCCAGCGTCGTGCGGCACTCATCATCAAAGCACAATGCGGCCTGCAGCAGTTCCTTGACTCTTTTGTTGACCTTGCGCTTGGCCAGCCGCTGCTCGAAGTCATCGTAGTCCTTGTATGGTCCATTCTGCTCCCGCTCGGCTACGATGGCAGTGGACGCCACCTCACCCACCCCTTTGATCTCACTCAGTGGCACCAACAGGTTGCCATCTATGTC